TAAATATTAGTATACATTATATTATATAAACCAGTGGAAGTCAATATAATAAGGAGAAAAAATGGCTGAAACAAAACCTCTATCAAGAAGCGAGCGCGAAGCTCAAATAAAAGATAAAGCGGGATGGGTAATTACGGTACTTGCTGCACTTTTGGCAATTAATACATTAATGGGCGGCAGCAATAGTAGCAAAGTTTTAAATAATACTATAGAAGCAAATAATACTTGGGCGTTTTATCAAGCAAAATCAATCAAACAAACATTAACAGAAATGAAATATGATGATGCTGTTGCTTCAAATAAAACAAAGAGCGCAGAAAGCTTAAAAGCAAAAATGGATCGATATGAAAGTGATCCTGCTACAGGCGAAGGCAAAAAAGAATTAATGGCTAAGGCTCGTAAATTGGAAGACGATAGAGCGATTGCTAAATCTCGTAGTCCATGGTATACATATGCGGGTAGTCTTTTTCAAATAGCTATTGTCTTGTTAACAGCAAGTATATTAGCTGTTAATACGAGATTATATTGGGCCAGTATTGGCGTAGGAACAATTGCACTTTTATCTATGTCTCAAGCGATTTGGTTATTGGTACCTGCTATGTAATAGATGGATCCGTTTACCCTATTTGCTTTAGCCAACGGGGCAGTTGCTGCAGTTAAAAAGGGATGTCAATTATATAAAGATATCAAAAGTGCTACGGGCGATGTAAAAGCCGTACTCAAAGATCTCGATGAGCAATTCAATAAAAAACATCCTCCAGATAAACCTGCCTCCGCCGCGGCTATTAAGCAATTTAATGAAGAAAAAACTCGTGTCAAAGAGCTAAACAGACGTAGTGAAGAAACAACTAATCTCTATGCTGAGATTGGTGACTACCTTGGACAATACTACGACAACTATTTCAAATGCTTAGCAGTTCTAGAAGAAGAAGAAAAGCGAAGCAAAACTGAAGTCTACACTGGAGATGCCAGCTTAGCTAAACGAGCTCTGCAACGTGTTCTAATGAAAAAACAATTAGAACAAATGGGAACAGAACTACGTGAACTAATGATATATCAAAGCCCCAAAGAACTGGGGGCACTGTTTACTGACGTTGAAGAAATGACAAAAGAACTAGGTAAACAACAAAAAGTTCTTATTGCTAAACAAATGCAAGATGCAGTTAAAAAAGCTAAACAAAAAGCTGAACGCGCAGAAAAATATAAATTTGAAATTGGACTCATAATAGGATTTATTATATTGTGCATAATCATGGGAATTTTTTGGACATGGTTATATCATGATTCTAGAAAAAGACATCCCGAACTTTGGCAAGGTACATATCGAAATGAATTAGAAAAACATAAACGATATGAAGTCAACAAAATAAAAGATGCAATTAAATTATTAGACGAACAAAATTACGAGAACAATAAAAAACTAATAACAGACGAATAATGAAAAACAAAAATAAATACACATTTTTGGAATGGGTATTTGAAAAAATTGGGCTCGCTAAATTTTTAATATATTTTTATTTTTTACTACTATTAATATCCACGGGTGTACTAACATTTATATGGTGGTTAACCAAAAGATGAAATCAAGCACAGAAGCGGCATTGATAGTAACCGGCATACTTTCAACATTTATTATAGTACCAGCTTTAATTATCTTTTACTACGATTTGTTGTTGCTAATTACGGCAATTTGTCTTTTAGCGACATCTTTTATTTTAGTAATTTACTACTTCTATATTGATATAAAAAAAGAAATAGAATTTAAAAAATATGAATTTGAGTTTGTAACTGAAAGGTTTAGAGGCGATCCAGAAAAACTTCGCTGGTATAAATTTTATAGAGAATTTTTGGGATAAGTATGCTATCTAAAAAAGCAATTCTGACAATAACAACTGCGGTTGCTATTGCTGCTCCGTTGGTTCCAAAAACTGTCAATGTGAATATAACAGCAAAAGAAGGTATACGGGCAGAAAAACCTTATACTAGAGTCAGAACAATATGCGAATTATTTGAAAGTACTGTAGATAGTGGTCGCCAAGTCTGCAAGTATAAATGCAAAGATGGCGACAATGTGATTGTCTCAAAGGTTTATTATAATAGCGGTGCAGTATGCACCAAGACTATAACTGAAACTGTTAAAAAGACTCAGCGCTGAATGCCGCCTGGGACAATTTGAATACCTGTACCAAAGATCATATTGTACTGGTTATAAACATCTTCTTCTAACTCCGCAGTCCAAACAATAGCTTTCTTAAAGATCTCAATTTCGTGATCTTTAGTATATCCTGCGTATGGGATCAATGCCATTGAATGATTGTCGGGTGTAGACTTAGAAGCTACCAACATAACTGCACAAGGTTTTCTAACCTGGATTTTTTCGTTAGCTGCTTCTGAACTAATATCACCAATCACTTCCTCGCCTGTGACGAGTTTAATTACTCTAATTGCCATTTTATATCCTATTATTTGTTGTTGTAGGTGTATGCATCCCAGCCAGCCTTAAACCAATCAATGCCAAAAGGATTGAGCATTTTTTCAACCTTTACTTCCATCAATGCTTTAGTGGACTCAGAAACAACATTTAGGTTTGTTTCTATAGCTGTATGTAAGAAATCACTTTGTGTAGTAACATAGTCTGTCCAAGATTTTTTCAAGACTGGGTTAGTTATGTACTTATTAATGAATTGTTTCTTGCCGTTTTGTATTGTATCTATAGTTAGATTAATTGGATCTAGCATTTTGCTTCCTAGTTAAATGGGGCCGAAGCCCCAGGGGTTTTTAGACTTGTCTGTCTTCTACAGGATCTTCTGTTAGAAGTTGTTGCTTACCTTTTTTGGTAGCTTTGCTTTCACCGACATCTTTAACCTCAATTTTCTTAGGCTTCTTATGTTCGGGAATAATGCGTTCCAGAAAAATCTTTAGCATACCATTTAACATAGCAGCATCTTTAACTTCGATTTGATCATCCAATGCGAATGTTCTTGCGAAGTTTCTTCCTGCGATACCTTTGAACAGGAAGTTTTCATCTTCTTCTTGACTTTGAGTATTACCTTTGATAATCATTTTACCATCAGCAAGCTCAATCTCAATATCCTGTTTAGCAAAACCAGCAACAGCTAATTCAATAACATAAGTGTTATCGCCTGTTTTCTTGATGTTGTATGGAGGATAGTTGGGAATGTTTTTTGTTAGATCATCATGCATCTTTGCAATGCGATTGAATTGATCGTCAAAACCAACAAAGAATTTATCGAAGTCCTTATTGAAACCAGGACCAAAAATTGACAAGTGTGTCATAGTGTTCTCCTTAAAATAAGCGAGTTTATAAAAATGCTACCCTTGCGGCGTAGCGTAAATGACGGTTTTATTGGGATCCGTCAACCCTCATCCCATCCCTAGGATATAATTATTTAGTGCTAGTGTTTAATTTTTTCTTACCAATGTTATACTTTGTTTCTAAATTCCATTCATCTTTCTCTTTATGAGAAATGACTTTTATCTGAGACAAAGGTGCATAATCTATAAAATTGCTAGCATTATTAATCGTAATCAAACCCCAATCCACTAGTAATTTTGCGATTGTGTTTCTACGTTGTAAATCGTTATCTGATAGGTCAGCAGTTTTTCCATCCAAAGCAAAAAGCTCTTTAAAATGCACAATAAAATATCTACCTTGTTTATGTAGAATATGGCATGATTGGTATAGTGTTTTGTCCTTCCTAGAAGCGACGCCTATACGTGTTAAAGTTTCTCTTACTTTTAAAAAATCATCTGGTTCAGACAGTACCACTTCCAGCGGGGTATAACCCGGGAAGTTGATATTAATTATGTCAGTACTCATTCTTACCACCTTTTGTTATTCTTCTTTTCATGTCGTCAATAATCGCATCGTTTAGAAGTGGGAGTACTTGTTTGGCCTTTTCTGTGCTGTAGCCATAGTATTCTTTTATTACTTCCAAATCATCGATTTTCTCAGCCTTGATCCATTTATTGAATCTTTTCTTAGGCCTAATGATATTTATTAAAAAATGAAATTGAAGAATTTTATCCAAATGTGGACGGGAATTCATCTCGTTCGCAGGGATAACTGTATCGTGTCCATAGGATAATCCCTTATTAATGATGTAAGGATTATACTGTTTCTCCGACCAATCGTCAACTATGAGATTATCTTTGCTATGATGAATAGCATTGATAAAATCAAACGGCGTTATTGCTGGCGCTTTATAAGGTTCTGCTACAGGTTTTACTACAGGATCTCCAAACAAACTCATAGCATCCTCACTAGCCCAATAGTGTCTATAGTTGTTAGCAATAAGTAATTAGCCAACATCCCAAAACTTTTCCTAGTCCAAGCAGCCCAAGCATACATAGCGCAACCAATAATCCATATAGGATAGAGAACAAGAAGGGGTGGATGTGGTACCGTGGAAGCCATCGTAATGCTACACCCGATAGATATAGCCCAAGCAAGCAACTCAACAAAAAAGCGAAAGCGATTAGAATTCCAATCATTACGAATCCATTCAAATGTAGGTCTAAATAAATCTATCATTTAAATTCCACCGCCGCCATAATTTCAGTCAAGCAAGCTACTAGATTAATTTCTTGATCTGCGCAGAATGCTGCTTTGTACTGATAATCAGCGAGCAGAAGAACTAATTGAGGAACCTGTTTAACTTGTTCTGTTAATGTATCGTAAAGCTTTCTAAAGATTGTGCCAGGATCGTTGTCAATATTGTTAACAACCCAAGTGCGCATTTTCTTCCAGTCACCATCTTTCAAAGATGAGACAAGTTCTTGCATATTAGAATCACTTAGATTAACAAAGATGCCTTCGTCAATTTTACCCGAAGCTGAATATCGTTGTAGCTCATTCAAGACACGTCGATAATCGGGGAAATGTTTCTCAATAACCTTTGCGATTACCTTGCCATCTGCCTCGATATTTTCGATAGACATAATTTCAGTAACACGCTTAAAGAATGCAGATGCAATCTTTGGCTTATCGGCCTTGGGCAATTTAAATTCAAATACTGCACATCGAGAATGTAATGGAGGAATAATTCTATTCTTAAAGTTACAAGTAAGAATAAATCTACAGTTGTTTGAAAACTCTTCAATAAAGGCTCTTAATGCTGGCTGAGTCGAGTTAGGATTTAAATAATCTGCCTCGTCTAAAATAACAACCTTTGGCTTGCCGCTAAATGATACTGTAGATGCAAACTGTTTAATCTTTGTACGAAGAACATCAATACCAGATTCTTCTGAACCGTTAATAACGATATAATCTGTTTCTAGTTCTTCACACAATGCTCGGGCAACTGTGGTCTTGCCCATACCTGCGCCACCGCATAATAGCATATTTTGTATCTCACCCTTTGCCAACATCTCTTGAAAGATTTGCTTTTGGTCTGCAGGTAAAATACAATCTTCTATTTTGCGAGGCCGATACTTTTCAACCCACAAAAATTCATTTTCACGATAATCCATAATAACCTCATAATATTTTAAGCGTCAAGTGCGACTCGGCGCCACTTGCCATCAACTTCAATCCACAGCCTATCATCCTTACCCACAGACATCTTTACATTATTTTGATTAGGAGCAGAAACTCCATTCATAGATAACGCCGGAGATATAATATAACTTGAACCTGTTGTAAT